AATTAAACAACTCGAAAGAGTTGGAATATGGTATGATCAGTTAATCATGGGTTTTGGTGGAAGCGAAAGAGTTATTATTAATAACACAAAATGGAACAGTGATGAGCCTACTGCTCATGCAGTAACTGTAAAAATAAACGAAGGCCTTCTTAATCATGATTTCTTGGAGAGTTTCTTATGAAAAAGGCATTAATTACAGGAATTAACGGACAAGATGGTTCTTATCTTGCCGAGTTTCTTTTAGAGAAGGGATATGAGGTTCATGGTATTCTCAAGAGAAATTCGGTAGCAGAGAATCAAACTGCAAGATTGGATAATGTTTTTGAGAAGTTACACCTGTATTATGGCGATTTGAGTGATTTATCATCGCTGATAAGTACTCTACAAAAAGTTCAACCAGACGAAGTATATAATTTAGCGGCACAATCACACGTTCGTATCAGTTTTGATATTCCGATTTACACTGCTACCGTCACCGGACTTGGTGTGTTGAATATGTTTGAAGCGTGTCGCCTTGTCTGCCCCGGCGCTAAAATATATCAAGCATCTTCTTCTGAAATGTTTGGTAACTGTATAGATGATGACGGATATCAAAGGGAAACTACACCAATGCGTCCTGTAAGTCCTTATGGTTGTGCGAAGGTATTTGCTTATAACATTGCAAGAAATTATCGTCATTCTTATGACATGTTTATATCAAATGGTATTTTATTCAATCATGAGTCGCCCAGGCGAGGCTCTAATTTTGTAACGAGTAAAGTGGTTAAGGGTGCATGTGCAATTAAAATGGGAGAACAAAAAGAACTGCGAATGGGAAATCTTGACGCAAGCCGGGATTGGGGCCATGCAAAAGATTATGTTGAGGGGATGTGGATGATTCTTCAGCATAACCATGCAGATGATTTTACCTGTGCAACTGGAATCTCTCATACTGTTCGTGATCTTTGTAGATATACGTTTGATACTCTTGATATGAATTATGAAGATTATGTTGTTCTTGACGAAAAGTATCTTCGTCCAGAAGAATTAGAAGATTTAAAAGGTGATTCCACAAAACTCCGAGAAGAGTTGGGTTGGAAGCCTAAATATTCTTTTGAGATTATGATCAATGAAATGATTGACGAAGAACTCTGGAACACTTATAATGTGTCTTTGGAGGATATTATATGAATGATGCGAAAGAATATCTTTGGGTAGAGAAGTATCGCCCAAAGACAATTAAAGAGTGTATTCTTCCAGAGTCTATTAAATCTACCTTTCAGAACATGGTAGATTCTGGTGAATCTCAAAATCTTCTTTTATCGGGGGGTGCGGGTTGCGGTAAAACCACCATTGCGAAGGCTCTTTGTAATGAGTTGGATACCGATTATATTATGATTAATTGTTCAGAGGATGGAAACATTGACACACTCCGAACAAAGATTCGTAATTTTGCCAGTACTGTTTCTTTATCCGGTAGTAAGAAGGTTGTGATTTTAGATGAATTTGATTATTCAAATGCACAGTCAACACAACCTGCACTTCGTGGTTTTATTGAAGAGTTTAGCAATAACTGTAGATTCATTCTTACTTGTAATTTCAAGAACCGAATTATTGAACCTTTGCACTCAAGATGCACTAATGTAAATTTCTCTGTACCAAAGAAGGAGAAACCCAAATTAGCATCTCAGTTTATGGATCGTGTGAAGTATGTCCTTGATGGTGAAGGAATACCATACGAAGAGAAGGTTCTTGCAGAATTGATTCTAAAACATTTCCCAGACTTTCGTAGGGTATTGAATGAGTTACAGAGATACTCAATTGCTGGAAGCATTGATGTGGGTATTCTTACACAAATTGGTGAGATACACATTAAAGATCTGGTGGATTATATGAAGAAGAAAGATTTTACCAATGCAAGAAAGTGGGCTGTTGATAACTTAGACAATTCTCCGTCTGAGTTGTTTCGTAAGGTTTATGATGGATTGTATGATCATTTAACACCATCCTCTATTCCCCAAGCAGTTTTGATTCTTGCAGAATATCAGTATAAGGCTGCATTCGTAGCAGACCAAGAAATTAATTTAGTGGCATGTATTGTCGAACTTATGATGGGATGTGAATTCAAATGAAAAAACTAAAAGCAGAAGGTGATCACTTAATTCTTGAGAAAATTGATTATGATAAAGAAACACAAACAGCGAGTGGACTTTATATTAAGAAGAGCCAGGTTCTAGATGGTTCTTATGCTGAAGCAAAGATCATATCAATGGGTAGGGGACTCCCCATTTCCAACGGGGATATTCCAGAAGTAGAATATAAAGAGGGAGACACAATCCTGTATGATGCAAGATCAAGAATAGGTATTCATGCAGATTATGATATAATCCGAAGAGAGCATGTGATTGCTGTGGTATGCGATGAAACTGACTGAGTATCTTAACGCTATAAACTATACAAAAGAACCTCTCATGGACACAGAGGATGAGCAAGTAGAGAAGCAATATGTGCCTTATGTTATTAATCGTTGCTTCTCATATTTTATAGATACAGTTCTTCATGCAAATGAGATGAATCAAGTTTCATCTTGTGATAAAAAAATGCAATTTGATTATTATCAAGGAGCAATTCGCAAGAGAAAGAGATTCAGTGAGTGGCTTAAGAACGAAATCAGCGACGATTTTGGTGTAGTAAAAGAATACTACAATTATAGTAATAGCAAAACAAAGGAAGTTATGAATTTATTGAAACCAGAGGATATTCAGTATATGAGAGTATACCTCGCTGGTGGGGGTATAAATTCATAATGACATACATATTATGTGATTTATTTAAATATAGGAATAGTGTGATATGGAAAATGATGATATCTTCAAGGGTTTGGGTGTAGAAATAAAACTCAAATCTGAAGATGATTTCCTGAAAGTGAAAGAAACTTTGACTATAATCGGGATATCGTCTAGAAAAGAAAAAAAATTATATCAATCTTGTCATATCCTTCATAAGAGAGGAAGATATGCAATTATGCATTTTAAGGAATTATTTGAGATGGATGGTTTGCAATCAAATACCTCTGATAATGATATAGCAAGAAGAAATACAATAACTAGTTTATTAGAAGAGTGGGGACTTATAATTATAGAGCATCCATTTGAAGAAGATGAACCAATGTCAAACATCGGTAAGATAAAAATAATATCATATAAAGAAAAAGGTGATTGGGAATTAATTCCAAAATACCATATTGGTAATAGTTAAACTTGGATTTTTATTATGAATACACTTTTGATAAGTTTCTATAGCGACATAGAAGGTAAAACCTATTATAGCGATCATTCTAAAAGATTAGTTTTAGAGTGTGAATCTCTAGGAATACCTTATTACATTAGAGAGAAAGAATCTCTTGGAAGTTATCAATTAAACTGCCTTAGCAAACCACAATACATTTTAAATATGCTAGAGGAATTAAATAAACCAGTTTTGTGGATGGATATTGATAGTAAAATTCATAAGACTTTAGACATATTTGATCAATTTGAAGAAGATGTAGATATGGTTATTGCTACAGCAAATGGAAGATTGTCTGGTATTAAAGCATCTCCGTTATACTTCGGAAACACAGAAAACGCAAAACAGTTTATAAGGTCTTGGATTGATGCTGGAAAAAATATTCTTGAAAATGATAAGGGCGTTTTTGATCATGAACCCTTGTTTCCTTTGGTTGAACATTTTAGTAAAATAATAAACATGAGATTTGTAGGTCCAGAATATTGTATCTGGCCTGGTCATACTAATGAAAACACTTATGTTACAATGGGACTTGCAGATGTAGATTCTAAAAAAGAATCTTTAAGAAAACTTGGAATGGACGAATCTTTAATAGAATGGCAATCACCGGGAGATAAATTATGAAATGGGATGTTATTGGAGCGCCGTTTTCTCTTGAACATTCTTCTTGTTCTAATATGAAACCCAAAATGTTTTCTTGGGATGATGTTGAATTAGATGTAGAAATTTGGATAGATACTGCTATTGAGCAGGGAATTGTTACTCCTAAAAGAAGAGGCAAAAAATATGCATGGATATGTGAGTCTAGATCTATAGTTCCTTTTCTATCAAACTTGTATAGTTTAAATCAAGATGGAAGAATGTTTGTGGGTGGTATTACTCCTATACTTCAAGATATGATTGATGAGTTTGATGTAATATTTACATGTGATAAGGATTTAGTTAAACTACACGAAAAGATTCATTTTTCTTATGCTGGTAGTACACTCCCTTGGATTCATAAAGATGATTATGAGATTAATTCAAAAGGTAAGTTTTGTTCTATGATATCATCACACAAAGTTATGTGTAAAGGACACGAAGATAGAAGAAATCTTTTTGAAAGAATTAAGAAGGAATTCGGCGAACCACCTAAAATAACTTATGAAGAAATGATGGACAGTGAAGATAATAGAAATCCTTCGGTTCATATTTTTGGTGGTATAACCGGAAAACCATTTGGTGTTAGTGATGATCTTAATACTTCTTGGCACAATAAAGCACAAGCATTAAAACCATACATGTATAGTATCGTTATGGAGAACGATAGATATCCATCATACTTCACAGAAAAACTTACTGATTGTTTTGTTACAGGAACGGTTCCAATTTATTGGGGCGCACCAGACATTGGTGATTACTTTAATACCGATGGTATGTTTATAGTTAATAGTATTGATGAAATCATTGGCCTTTTAAAATTTTTATATAACCCCCAACATTATAAAAGCCAATATTCGTCTCGTATTGAACATATAAGAAATAATTTCCATAAAGTAAATTTTATGGAAAGTCCAGATGACATGCTGTGTAGAAAAGTTTCAACTATGGAGAAGGTGACAGTATGAAATATGTAACTTTTACATCTATTGGTTCTTTGGAATTGTGTGAGAATTATCTTCTGAGTGCAAGAACTGTCGGAATAGAAGAAAACATTATTGTTTATTGTTTAGATTCCGAATCATTGGGCAAATTGCAAAATTATAATTGTGAATTGAGATCTTTTGATATTCCTGTTACAGAGGAATTTCATGAGTATGGTAAACCACAATTCAGAAAGGTAACAGAAACAAAAATTCAAATTATAATTAATGCTTTGCAAAATATGGAGTCAATCGTTTATACCGATTGTGACATGGTGTTTCGTCATGATCCAACAGAATTAATATTAAAAGCAGATTCTTCAGTTTCGGAGAAGCATGATGTTGATATATTCTTTGCAAGTGATTCTCCTTTTATGGACATATGTACTGGGTTCATGTTTATTAAAAACACAGAAAATGTTCACCAATTATTTAAGAAATATTTTGAAATGAGTAATTGGTATCGGATACAAAATAGTGAAGTTATGTATGATCAAGAAATAATTTATAGAATGTTGATGGAAAATATTGTTCCCTTAAATTATGGAGTATATCCGACATCCTTTATAAAGAATGGACACCAATATTGGAATGAACCTGAAAAGAGAACAGGGAACGAATCAGTGATTCATGTCAACTTTACAATAGGAAAAGAACAAAAGACAAATAGATTAAAGGAAGCGAATCTTTGGTATATACAGGAAGAGGTTAAATTATGAGTAATCAAATGTCAGCAACATCGTTACACGCACATTATTTGTTTGAGAATAATGTTTTGAATTTTGACAGAGGAGTAGAAATTCATGTCTGTCGTTTCGGACCTAATATGGAAAAGATTAGTCCAGACACAGTTCCAAATTATCCCTTCTATCAAGTACACTTTATAAATCCAGATTCTTATAAAGTATATTTGAATTCTAATGAGGCAGTAACTTCTCCAAACAGAGAATATATTCCTGCTATTATTGCAAATCATAAACAATATGATTTAATCCTGACTGCGGACCAAGAAGTTGTAGATAACTGTCTTAATGCTAAGTTATTTCCATACGGATCAACATGGTTGAATAGAGG